CTTCTTGAGGTAACAGCCGAGCGCCACATTGTACTCCGGGGCCCTTGGTTGGATGGCCCGTGGGGCTTTGTTCCCCCAGTCCGAGGTGAAAGGCAACTTCTCGAACTTCACAAACATCTTGGTCTTTGAAAGCGACTTTTTCAAGCCTGATGTGGCCAGATTCACGGCAGCGTTGGCGTAAGATGCGCGTCGACGGCCTTCATAGCACCCGACGAATTCGTCAGGAGTAAGCTTGGCGGTTCTGGGCGTGCAACTCACAACAAATCTCCGCAGATCATGCATCCGCCTGAAGATGTTATGGAGGGGGGGAGGTGGTCTGGAAAAACCCTCAGCATTGTTCGCTTTCACGAAGAACACACGCTCTTTGATGGCCTTGAGCGTGTTCGTGAATGAAGGGTTGTGGCAGATAAACTGCTTGGGTCCAAGTTCATTTACAAATATATACAAGTTCCGGATTTTATTCGTGGGGGCCCTGATCAAGGAGCACCGGATGTACTCCTCACCTACCGTAGGGAAGGCTGGGGTCTGCGACTCGCGCACATCCCTGCCCACCACACAGCCCACAGTAGGCCTACGGGACCCTCACAAGCAGCTATTAATGCGCCGCTTCACCGCCGAAAGATTGAGCCAACCCGCGGCTTCAACGTCCTCATTGGTGGGAATGAACGACAATGCTATGATGGCAGGGGCGTGTTTTGGCCTGTCAGCAACACGGACATGATGTTCACGGAATATGGTGTCAAGGGTGCGTAAACGCGCTTTCTTGTTCAGCGCGTTGACCGGTTCAATGCCATGCCTCAGCCGCAACTGTGCCGCCATTGCAGATCGAAAGGCGTTAATGTGCGGGCCAGGGCGTGTGCCATTGATCTCCCACTCCACAGGGTCTGATGGGGCAAGAGCAGGCAGGTCAAAATATGTGTAATTGTTCACCAACTTGATTACGCGGCGTGCTCTGTATCTTGCTATCAATCTGTACAGGTAAAGAACTACCCATTTAGCAAAGAATAACAGAGCAAGGTCTACGCTACGTTTCACCAGGAACACCATGATCTTCACCAACACCACAACTGCAGCGTCAAGAACAAGTGACGCGTCGGTAGTGGAGCCCAAGTCCGCCGGGGCAACAAGGTCAAATGTCGCCTCAGCGGTGGTGCCAAACCACAGCATGTTAAGAACGGAAAGGCCTTTATCCTGAATGGCCTGGTAGGAGTATGTGACCGCAT